ATACTATATTAACAAAAGACCAGCTGAAGTAATGCATGGGGGATTGTTTTCATTCAAACGTGGTATGCACGTCAATGGTGCCTTGATAGCAGACGATATACTTAGAGACCCTGAGAACCCATTAAATTTTGGGCAAATAACTAAGGTAGAAGATCACTTTATGACAGAATCATTATTTATTCCTCTAAAGGGTGTACCAGTTATTGTTCTTGGGACACCAATGATGCCCGGAGATTTGATAGCTAAATTACAAGAAGATAGCAGATTTAAATCTAGGGTGTTACCAGCATTAGACCCTGTTCCCGGTAGAAGGGTGTTAATGCCAGAGTTATATAATGAACAATGGCTATTAGATCAACAAGCAGCAAGACCAAAATCATTTGCTTCTGAGTTTATGCTTACACCACATTTTGCTACTGAAGCATATTTTGAGCCAGATGATATAGATAAATGTCTAGACAATACTTTAAGAAGCCACTCACCAAATATGGAATTTCATTTAGAGGTTGGTGATGAAATTTATGGGGGGTTTGATGTTGGGAAAAAAAGACATCCATCTCATTTGGTATTGTTTAGAAAACGTGGTGAAAAGGTTGAACAAGTTCATCAATCATTTTTACAGGGATGGTCTTATAGTGACCAAATAGTTTACTTAAATGAAGTAGCTAATAATTATAATTTATCTTCTGGATTTATAGATAACACCAGAGGAGAATTAGAAGACAGAGGTTTAGATAATAGATGGAGAGCAATGCACTTCACCCAAAAATCTAAACGAACAATGGCTCATGTTTTAGAGACTTTTGTCCATTCAAATAATTTAAAATTAATTAATGATGAACGACAAAAGCAATCCATACTTTCCGTAAGTAATGACTTAAAGGCACCTGATACCCCTACTGGGCATGGGGATGCATTTTTTAGTATTGCTATGGCTTGTCAATCTATACATGATCGTAATTCATATAATTTTTCTAGTTTGGGTTCAGCTTCAGATTGGTTTGGTGAAAATGACTCTCAAGATAATCCACAGAAAGAGTTTGAGTCGAAGTTTAAACCCGTTAATGAACTATTAACAATGGATGGCGCACCAGACCCAAAGTGTACTGATGTAGCTTGTACACCAGCATTTTGGGTTCCTGAACGGGGTTTGTGTTTATATTGTGGTTATCGAAAAAAATAGGGGGGGAAATGTCAACCATTTCAGGATTTTCAGTTGCATCAAATATTAAATTATCTGGACAAGCAGAAGTTATATTAAATCATAGGTATTATCTTAAAGATAAAGACAATCAAGTAGTCGAAGATGCTGGGGCTATGTTTACTCGTGTAGCAAATGCTGTAGCGTCTATTGAAAACCAATATTATACTTTACCTGTGGAAGCAGACTTGGTAGCATTAAATTTTTGGACAATGATGAAAAACTTAGAGTTTGTTCCCAATAGTCCAACGTTAATGAATGCTGGAACCGAACAAGGAACGCTGTCAGCGTGTTTTGTACTACCATTAGAGGATTCTATGGAAGGTATTATGAAAGCTGCTACAGATAGTGCTATGGTGCAGAAATTTGGTGGTGGCACAGGATTTACGTTGTCAAAGTTGCGACCACGAGGGGATAACATAAGAAGTACACATGGGATTGCCTGCGGCCCGATAGAAGTTTTAAAAACCTTGAGTAGGGTAAGTTCTATGATTACTCAGGGGGGAAAACGAGATGGGGCTAATATGGCAGTTATGTCAGTATACCATCCTGATATTCTTGAGTTTATTAATTGTAAATCTATTGAGGGTGACATACACAACTTTAATATTAGTGTAGGGGTAGATTCGCATTTCATGGAATGTGTAGTTAATAAACTAAATTACAAACTAATCAATCCAAAAGATAATACTATTGTTGGGGAATTACCAGCACAAGAAGTATTTTACAGGATAATTGAAGGTGCTTGGCGCAATGGTGAGCCGGGCATGGTATTTTTAGATACAATTAATCGTGACAATCATGTTTCAAGTAAATATGGGGATATGATAGCAACCAACCCATGTGGAGAACAACCACTTCTTCCAAATGAATCTTGTAACTTAGGCTCAATCAATCTGGATAAATTTTTCATACCTTATGAAGGGGGCTTCAAAGATGTTAAAAACAGATGGGAAGGTCAAATTAATTGGGAAAGATTGGAAAAAGTCACACGTTTATCCACTCGGTTCTTAGATAATGTTATTGATGCTAACTATTACGCAACACCTGAGATAGAAGAAATGACGAAATCCACCAGAAAAATAGGGTTAGGTGTTATGGGATTCGCAGATTTATTAACACAGTTACGAATTCCTTATAATTCTTCTTTAGCTAGAACTGTTGGTAATAGACTTATACATGATATTAGGGTTTGGTCTGACAACGAAAGTATACAATTAGCAAAAGTCAGAGGAGTATTTCCAGATTTTAAAGACAGCACTTATGGTTCCGATCAACAATATAGAAACCATTGTAGGCTCACAGTAGCACCTACTGGGACTATTTCAATGATTGCAGACTGTAGTAGTGGTATTGAGCCAACATTCGCTTTGGTGTGGAAAAAACAAAACATACTAGAAGGTAAAACATTAAATTATATAAATACTCACTTTGAATATGACGCAAAGAAATATGGATTTTATTCTGATAAACTTATGAGTTATTTAGCAGAAGGTGGTTCTTTGAAAGATGCACCATTCAAAATGCCAGATTGGGTAAAAGAGGTATATGTTACAGCACCAGAGATATCTCCAGAAGATCACGTTTTGATGCAATCTGTTTTTCAAGAACACGTTGATAGTGGTATATCTAAGACTATTAATTTTCCAAATAATGCTACTATTGATGATGTAGAACAGGCTTATATGTTAGCTTGGCAGTCCGGGTGTAAAGGAATTACTGTCTATCGTGCTGGTTCTAGGGAAAAAGAAGTGTTAGTAAAGGGCGCTATTGAAGAAACAAGTACCGAACCTTGTTGTGAAAACCAATACCTAGTAGAAGAATCAGGTTGCCAAACTTGTAAATCTTGTGGTTGGTCTGCTTGTCTGATTGCGTGATCAGTAAATAACCACAATAATAGTATAATATAAATAGAAAAGTATAGGAGATGTTATGGCTATAGGAAATATTTTAGATGGGGGAGACCAACAGTATGTAGCTATTAAAGATGCTACTGGTACTTGGAGAGTATTAAATACTTGGCATAATGATTTAAAATTATTAGATGCTGACTCTGATATACCTGATGAGTCTGAAGCAATAACAATTTTAAGTGAAGGGCAATTTATTGCTTTAATAAAAGAAGCTGCGAGTCAAGGTGTTTTATCAAATGCTACTTTCACTGGTAATACTGAGGAACTAGAAAACGAATTGACCGAAGTTTGTAATGAAAGAGATCAATTAAAAGAAGAATTAGAAAAAGCTAATAGTACCCAAAGTAAGCCAAAACGTTCAGAGAAATACGACCTAAAGGAAAAAGCTATGGACAGCATACTAAAACTAGTTTCAATGCAAGATATGGCTGATTTAAGTAAGGAATAAACATGAAATTATCAGACTATATGCCACAACTCCCACAGTTAACTGATCGATTGACAACAGTCAATAGACAGATTTCAATGTTGGATATGTTCAAATCAGCAGGAGATGTTGGCGCACCACCACAAATAGGGATAGATACTGTAGTAAATTCTATGGTAAGGAATTCTATTCAACACAGAATGCAATTAATTCGTGATGTTCAGACTATAGTAATGTCAGTAGAAGAAATTCGTGGGCCGCTTAATCACATTACTTCTGAAGTATTTAGAAGGGGTTTGCATTTTGTACCAAATACAGAAAACCCAGACCCTATACAAAAAGAAAAATTAGAGGGTATTAGGGATAGTTGTAACATCTTTGGGCAATCTTTAGAAGAAGTTTTGAGGCAGTTTCACCATGATCTAATATCTTTAGATGATGCTTTTTTGCATTTTAGCAAAGAATATAAAGATTTAGGTAATGGGAAAATAACATCTAGGTTATTAGAAATCCGAAGATTAAATCCAGCTATGGTTGAATTTGATCTTGATGGTGAAGGTCTACCCAAAAATAGTAACTTCCTTTGTCCAATACATCGAGAAACAGTATTTACCGAAAGTGGTAAATGTAAACAAAATAACTGTGACATTGACTTACAACCTGTAATGTACAAATTGAATTATCGACAAAAAGAAACGTATTTACTTGAAAATGAAGTAGTACACTTATCTAAATTTAGTCCTAGTGAAACATATGGTTGGTCTCCAGTTCTTACTATATTTGAAAAAGCCTTAACATTAATAGGTATGGATAAAAACTTATTCAATTACTTTTTTCAACGTAAGATGCCCGCAAGTATGTTACTCATAACTACTGATGACCCAGAAAGTTTACGTAGAGAAAGAGAAAATATTGCAGCACAAACTAGGGCAGACCCCAATTACATTCCTATGATTGCAGTTTCATCTCGTAATCAAAGGGGTAGAGTAGATATGGTACGACTATTTCATACATTACAAGAGATGGATTACTTACCAGTTAGGCAAGAAATTCGTGAAAGGGTTGCTGCTATTTGGGGTGTTACTGCCTCTTGGCAAGGCGCACCAGATGCTTTTGGTGGACTATCTAGTCAAACTCAACAGTTAACTGTTATGAGTAGAGTTGTAGAATCTGACCAAAGATTGTTTGTTGAAAAAATATTCCCACAATTAATTAAATGTTTAGCTATAACAGACTTTGACATAGATTTACCACAACCAGAAGAAAAGGCTGAAAACACTAAAATTTCTTTTGCAATGCAGAAAATAAATATAGCTTCTCAGTTTTCTAAGTTAGGATTTGACATAGCTTTAAAAGAACAAAACTCTGATGTTATTACTGCCGAATTTGTGGTAAGTGGTAAAGCAACTGAAACAGCCAAACTTGCTGAAGAAAAAACGCAACTTGACATTGAATCGCAAAAGAAACAAATGGAGCAACAAGAAGCCCAACAGGCTGAACAAGCTGAACAACAACAGGGACAATTGTTTGGAATGGAAGATGGCACACCAGATATGGATGAATTAGTACCAGATCGATCTGCTGATAGAAAGTTCAAAGGCAGAACTGGGGGGTTAACTCCCACTAGTGCTGACAAGGCACCTAATGAGGAACGTGATATAGATAGTTATGCAGAAGCTAGAAATAAAGAAAGTATGGAATTATCTAAAAATTGGATAGATACTTTAGTAGAAAAAGGATTCACTAGTCCACTCATTAAAGAGGTAACCAATGATTTAAGTCAAATGTGGTTTTCTCAAGATAACATAGACTATGTTGCTCAACTAACTGGTGATGGAGTTGGGTTTATAGAAAAAGCTACCTTTACTAATCCAGAGGCGTTTAAACCAATTAAAGCACAACCAAAAATTAGTAAACCTACTGAGGTATATTCTGATGACAATTAAAAAAGATTTTGATGGTACTGTTGTTACTTCAACTGATTCTGGTACTTTTACCCCTACATATGGAAAAAAGAAAAAGAAGAAAGATACTGGAAACAGTAAGTCTTTAACTGCACTTATTAAGTGGGTTGCAAAACGAGAAGATGCTCAACAGAAAGACAAAATGAAAAAGATAAAAGATAAGGAAAATAATGAGGGGAATGTTGATGAAGCTACACCATTTACTGGAACTGCAGATTTAGAACTACCTATATTGAATCATGAAAAATAAATGCCCCAAATGCAATGGATTAATGTTCTTAGATGAGGACAAAGATTTACATTGCTTTATGTGTGGAAAAACAATTGTATTGACGATCAGGAGAAGCTATGATGAGAGAACAGGGGATTTACGATATAATAAAGTTGAGGAAAGAGGGGAACACATGGGAACAGATTTCGGAGAAAATATACGAAGCTTATGGGATAAAAGTTCACAGGACAACGATTCAACGTTGGCACGACAGGTCACTAGTCTCGGTACAGGACTTTTCGGAATCAGAAGATATAGAAGACACATTTGAAGATAAGGTAATAAAAGCTGATAGAAGGATTGAATACCTTAAATCAGAAGCATCTTTTTACAGAAAACTTTATAATACTGTCACTAAACAGTCAGCTAAAGAAGATTTATTATTAGATGTCATTCATGATATATCCCCTAGTTTTAAAGAAGTTCCAAAGATACCTTACAAACAAATTAATGGTAAAGCAGAACATTCACAAACAGTTATAGCCCCACTTACAGACACACACATTGGTGAGTACATCAATGAAAAACAAATGTTTGGAATGAACTCCTACGACATGGATTTATTCAACAAGCGATTGTATGGGTGGGCAAACCAATTACTAGCACTAGTTAACTACAGAAGAAACATAGCTAACATTGACACACTTATTATTCCTATGCTAGGCGATATGATATCTGGAGATATCCACGATGAGTTAGCAAAGTCTAATGTAGAAAACAATATGATGCAAATGATAAAAGGCGCTTATTTAATTAGCCAAGCTATCTTGTTATTAGCCCCACACTTTAAAGAAATAAAAATTCCTTGCGTTGTTGGTAATCATGGTCGTATGTCCTATAAACCTGTAATGAAAAACAGAGTAACTACTGATTGGGATTATATGTTATACCAATGGATATCGGCGTTTCTTAAAAACCAAAAGCATATTAAGTTCGAGATACCAGAATCGTTCTTTCATATCTTCAATGTTTATAATAATAGAATATTGATAATGCATGGAGATAGCATTGCTGGTGGTGGTAATAGTGTATCAATATTAAATTCAATATCTAAATTGCGAAGCGCTATACAGTTTAAGAATAACCTTAATATAGAAATGGATATCGACAAAACGGAACTAAATCATTTTGATTCTGTCATGATGGGACATTTCCACAGAGTTGATGAAATAGATATTGGAACTGGTGAGTTGCATATCTGTGGTTGTATTAAAGGGGTAGATGAATTTGCCCTGCAAAAATTACACGTTTCAACCAAGCCAAAACAGATAGCCACATACTGGCATCCACTTCATGGGTACCTTGGAAAAGAGATAATTTATCTATCAAGATATGACCAATCAGATAAGAAATTTGACGAATCTATAAATTCAACGTGGGCAAACATGATTTTTTAGTATAATAATAATATGTTAAGACAATTCAAAAAACTTAAACGAGTTCTAAAAAATGTTCAAAAATCTGAATCCAAGATACTTGATAATATTGGGTATCTAGTTTTTGAGGAAGCACAGGCTATGGTACCTGTGAATACAGGGAGATTAAAATCATCAGGTGTATTTAGAAGTACTGTTTATGGTTGGAGTATTGAGTATACAGCACCATATGCAATGGAAGTTCATAGTGGTATTAGAAAAAAACCTAAACCAAATCCCTATGAATCAAATGTTAGGGGGCATACCAGAAATGGTGTATATGTTAGACCACATCTTAGAAAACAAAAACAGGATGTAAAGCCAATGTTTATATCAGGTTTAGGTACATGGAGAAATATAGATACATCAAAAACAATGAATGCAAATGGTTGGTTAGAAAAGGCTTACCAAAAAATAAAAGGGCAATTACCTTTTGAAATACAAAGTAAACTGCCTGATTCAATAGTAAGGGGAACAAGAAATGGATATTAGCAAAGTATCACAGACACAAGAATACATTATGTCAAGGCATAGTAGAATGATAGGAAAGGTACTCGATATAATTGATGCTTCTTTACCAGAAGGTAATCAATTAGATAAGGTAAAAAAATTGGTAAATAAGCCAATGTATGATTTCCGAAATGAAATGATCGATTTAGATTCTAAGGGTATTCCTGAAGAAGACAAATAAAAACCCCTCAACTAGAGGGGTTCTTATAATTTTTCTTAGTAAGGAATTTCTTCATCTGGTTCGATTGTTTCTCCCATTTCTAGCATTTCCTGATAGCCATTACCACCACTCCTAGACCAGCCACAGAACCACCTAGCTAAACCATCATGGAAATCACATATCATACAGACATCAGCCCCACAATGGGTGCTATAGTTATATTGGTGTTCACAGTTCATTTTCTCACTCCTTTTTTTAGTTATCTAAATTAGAAAACTGTTCTAAAGCCTTTAAATAATCATCAATGTTTTCTCTTTTTGGCTGATAGTATTGAATTTTTTTCTTGTCAGAATCAGAAACTTCCAAAGAATCATAATAAGCATATCCTGAGGTATATGTTCTTGTTGAATATTGATTTACTGAAAAATAAAATTCAACCATATCATGTTTTCCATTGAATAAATCAATCCAATCTTTAGCATCAATTGATTGAATAAAATCTCTATTAAAGCCTCTTATAAAATCAACAGCAGCATCGTATTCATGTTCTTTTCCACTTTGAAATGAAAAAGTATATTTATCAACCATACTCATAATAGCATTTGGTATAAGTTGGTTTCTAAGTGAGTTAGCCCAGTTTATTTGTTTTTCTGAACCCTCAGTAAGAGTTGGAAGATGAACAATCTTTAAAATAGCATCAAGCACTATTTGGGAACCAGCTTTTTTATCTGATACAAAACAAACCTTACAAACCCTAGTTTCATGAAAAGCTATGCTTTTAGCAATAGTAGCTTTTTGCTTACGTTCTCTAGGCATACTAACCTCATGACCACATTTGTGTGTAACTGTATAAGTCTTTTCCATTGTACTAACCATAATTCACACTCCTTTTTATTTATAATTATATTATATAGGAATAAATCTTTATGTCAATACTTTATTTATTAAATAAAAAACCCCTCAATTTAGAGGGGTCTTTCATATAGTCATAAAGAGAGGTGAACTCTTTATGGCGTATTTGTCACTGCATAATCCCAATCTCTTTTCATTTGAGTTGGGTCTTTTTTCCAAGCTTGTAAAACTTGTTCTCTTGTCATTTCAAACTCATTACAAATGGTTGGTAATATAAATTCTTTTGTTTCATGATCTAACTCAAAAGTAAATTTTCTATTGCCTTTTCTCATATTTAAATCTCCTTTACTATTTTTTTAGAAATACAAACTCCCTTGTAATACACTTTGATTTCACGCTTGGGGGGAAAATACCCCTTAGCATTAATCCTGTCAATTTCCTTTTTAATTTCTGTGTTTATCATAGTCACCTCACTATAATTCATACTAAATTACAAACAATATATAGTTAATTATTTAAAATGTCAACAGTTTTATTTGCAAATAGTTATACACGTTTATTTATAAATGTATAAAATTGTGCCAAATAATATCTTTTGGATAGGAAATTCGAGATTCGTTAGTATAATATATTGAACGTTTTTTGTATAACGTTATATTTATTATATATTGTCAATAGGTCGGATGGCTAAGACCAACCTTGTTGATGTGTTTTAACAACATCTGGGGGGTAAAAATATGTCAGATGAAGTACAACAATCCAATGAGGGAGTGTCTTTAGCGCTAAGTGCAGTTGCAGAAGTTCTTTCTAAAATGGATGAACGATTGGCAAAGCAAGATGCCGAGGAAGTAAAAAAGTCAGAGTTAGCTGAAGTTGAGTCGCAAAAATTGGAATTAGCAGAGATGATAAAGAGTATTGTTTCTCAAGCAGTATCAGAGTTTACAAAAGCCGATGATGATGATGATAAGGATGAAGAAAATATCGATGATATTATAGAAGAAATAGAAGAAGATGAAGAAGAAGAAGTGGACAAAGAATATGAAGAAGATGACGAAGATGATGAAGAAGAAGTCGAAAAAGGAAGATATAGAAAATCCAAAGACTCTAATTCTGAAATTTCCTCATTAAAAAAACAAATAGCTGAGTTACGAGCTGGTGTTGATGAAAAAATAGAGAAAGAAACAGATAACAGGCTACGTAAATTAGGTTTCCGAGAGGAAACTGGTCTTAAAGCACCTGCAGTTGTTAGATATGACACAATGGGTGTTGAGGATACAACTCCAATAAGGAAATCCGAAGAACCTTCAAATGTAGTAGAACAACTCGTAAAAATGTCTTACACACAACTTAGAACTTTACAGCACAAGATTCAATCTGGTGATACCGAAGGTGTCCCAAGAGAATTAATCGAAGGCTAATAACTTATAATTAATAGGAGAAATATATAAAAATGGCTAATCCAAGTTTATCAGAATATTTAGCCCAATCTCAAAGAGGATTGTATCAATCAGTATTTGGTGAAGATTATTTACAAAAACAATCTTACTTTACTGTAGACACATCTACCAATATTTTTACAACAACATTTGGTAGAAAAGTCTTTGAGGCGCTAAATAACAAAACAAGATTTTTTAATGCATTACCTAAAACAGTTTGGGGAAATACAGCTGGTTGGAGAATACGATCAGATCGTGGTTCCAACAGAAGTTTACCAATAACTGAAACTGGAAGTCTTCCAACTGTTGATGTTAGTGCTATTCAAACAGTGAGTTCATTACCGAGAATTGTCGGTACTACATTCGGTGCTTCCGTTAAAGCAGTATTTACTGCTGGTTTAGAGGGTGGTGTTGGTGATGTACTAGGCATGGAATCCGAAAATGCTGAGAGAGACCACATTAAAGAAATTGGTCAACAAATGAACGCAGGTACTGCTTTCTTAGCTTCAGCTGGTGGAACAACCTCTGTGACAATTCCAGCCTCAATTGCTACTAATTCTTTCAGAATTGGTGACGCAGTTGGTCAATATGATGTATCAGCAACTGGCTATGACAGAACTTCTGGTTCTGTTATTTCAGCAATCAACACTTCTACTGGTGCCATAACTGTGGCTTCAGGAACAACTTATGCAGACGGAGACGTAGTATATGTGTACTCTCGTGCAGGAATAACATCAATCGATGATATCGTTGCTGAAGATGGCTCTGCTGTTGGTGGTGGAATTGGGCGTTCAAGAGCATACGACTTAACACAAGCTGGTAGAACAGCTGGTGGTTGGAATGCTGCAGCTTATTCAAGCTACAATAGTGGTACAGGTCGAGACCTAACATTAACATTGTTAGATACAGCAATACAGAAGATTCGTGAAAATGGTGGAGAACCATCTCTCATATTAATGGGCCATGACAATTATTTCAAGCTGGAAAGACTCCTAAATTCACAACAACGATATATGGGTCAAGAAGAATTCCAAGTTGGTATTGGTGATGAAAAGACTTATCCCGGTACACGAACTGGAATGACTTTGGCTACCTACATGGGTATCCCAATTCTTCCAGATGCAGATGTTGCTAAATCAGTTTCAACTGCTGACGCTGTATTAGGCTCTAACGTCTATGTATTAAGCACAGACAGTTTGGAAATGTCAATCGCAAGTCCAACACAGTACGTAGAAAATCGTGATTTCTTCAGTGCTAATGCATTGGTCGTAAGAGGTTTAATCTATACTATGGGTGAACTGCGTTGCACAAACTTTATTCACCAAGCAAAAATTGCTGACTTGAATTCATAATAAAGTTTTAAAGTTTATGGTGGGGTATTTCGGTATCCCACCTTAACAATTAAATAATATGTAAAGTAATGTAATGGTGAATATGCGAACTGTGTATGTAGAGAATGTAACAACATCGTTGGACATTCAAACAAAGAGATTGGTTGGTGAGGTAATGAATCTATTAGAGGGTTCACTACCAGAATCATCAGCAACACAAGCCCTAAAAAAGTCTGTGAAACAAGCAATCTGGCGTACAAGTCGCAACATTCAAGTTGATGTGAATAGCTTGAATATGAAGGAATAAAAATAATGGTAAAACATAGCTTTCAAATGTCTGATGCAACTGGCGATACAAGAGTATTAGCTAGAAGTGCAATGGGCTACGACTGGAATTATTATGCAGATGATGAAACTGCAATATTTGGATCAGGATCAGATGCTACGATTTCATGGGATGGGGACAGTTTAAATGTTACATCTGCTGCTTCTGAAATTAGTGGGACACTAGCTGTTGCTGGTGCTACTTCTTTAGGGACAACTGCACCAATGACTGCAGGGACTGGTATCACTACGGGGACTAATACTGTATACCATTCTTCAGTAGTAAAAATTGGGGCAATATTCGAAACTACCATATACATAGATTTAACAGGATTGAGTTCTAATGTTGTTACCGATATTATTGGTAAAGAAGCTACTGCAAACTGCCACATTGGGCAAGTTACAGCAGCTGTAAACGGAACCATTTTTGCTGGATATGTTCAATGTTTAGAGGCACCGGGAACTGGTGAGCCAGATATTGACATATGGTATGCTGATGAAGCTACCGGGACAGAAGATACTGCTATAACAGCT